CGTCAGGTCACGAACCAGCAGCGCCAGAACCGGCCCAGCGGCAAGGTGATCCCGGCCGACGACAATGCCGACGTCAAGGTGGCGGAAATCTTCGATGGCATCATCCGCCACATTGAGTACATGTCCGACGCTGACGTGGCCTATGACACCGCGTGCGATAACCAGGTCACATATGGCGAAGGCTACATCCGCATCCTGACCGAATACGCCCGAGAGGACAGCTTCGATCAGGACCTGCGTATCGGCCGCGTGCGCAACTCGTTCAGCGTCTACATGGACCCCATGATCCAGGACCCTACGGGGGCGGACGCACAGTGGTGCTTCGTCACGGAGGACGTGCTGAAGGCCGACTACGAGCGCATGTTCCCGGACGCGGCCCCCGTGTCGTCGATCATGACGCGCGGCATTGGCGACCAGTCCTTGAGCATGTGGATCAGCGAGAACACGATCCGCATCGCGGAATACTTCTACATTGACCACAAGAAGGACACGCTGCACCTCTACCCCGGCAACGTCACGGCCTTCAAGAACACACCGCAGGACAAGCAACTGGCGGCGATGTTTGGCAAGCCCGTCCGCACTCGCCAGGTGGACCGCAAGCGCGTCATGTGGATGAAGACCAACGGCTACGAGGTGCTGGACGAGCGCGAGTGGCCGGGCAAGTGGATACCCGTCGTCCGCGTCATCGGCAACGAGTTCGAGGTGGACGGCCGGCTCTATGTGTCGGGTCTTGTGCGCAACGCCAAGGACGCCCAGCGCATGTACAACTACTGGACCTCGCAAGAGGCCGAGATGCTGGCCTTGGCGCCCAAAGCCCCCTTCATTGGCTACGGCGGCCAGTTTGAAGGCTACGAGATGCAGTGGAAGACGGCCAACACGACGAACTGGCCGTACCTCGAAGTGAACCCGGATGTGACAGACGGCGCGGGAAATGTCTTGCCTCTCCCGCAACGTTCTCAGCCGCCGATGGCGCAGACGGGCCTCATACAGGCCAAGATGGGTGCGTCCGAGGACATCAAGGCCACCACTGGCCAGTACAACGCCAGCCTCGGCCAGCAGGGCAACGAGCGGTCCGGTCGGGCTATTCTTGCCCGCGTGCAGGAGGGCGACACCGGCACGTACCACTTCGTGGACAATCTGGGCCGGGCCATCCGGCACGTCACCCGTCAGCTTGTGGACCTGATCCCCAAGATCTACGACACCGAGCGCATTGCCCGCATCATCGGCGTCGACGGTGAGGTCGGCATGGCTCGCATCAACCCCATGCAGCCCGAGCCTGTCCGCGCCGTTCGTGACGAGATGGGCAACGTGATACAGAAGATCTACAATCCGTCCGTCGGCACCTACGACGTGGTGGTGACGACCGGCCCGAGCTACCTGACCAAGCGCCAGGAAGCCATGGACGCCATGAGCCAGATCCTGCAAGGCAACCCACAGCTGTGGGCGGTGGCTGGCGACCTGTTCGTCAAGAACATGGATTGGCCAGGCGCGCCTGAGATGGCGGCCCGACTGCGCAAGACCATCGACCCCAAAGTGCTGACTGACACCGACAACGACCCAGCCTTGCAAGCTGCGCAGATGCAGATTCAGGCCATGGGGCAGGAAATGCAGCAAATGGCCTCGCTGCTCCAGAACGTCCAGCAGTCCATGGAAGCCCAAGAGCTGCGGATTAAGGAGTATGATGCTGAAACCAAGCGGATTTCGGCGGTATCCGCCGGCATGACGCCAGATCAAATTCAAGACGTAGTGATGCAAACGCTGCGCGACGTGATGACGGCAGGCGACATGGTGGTGGCGCAACAGCAAGCGCCTCAGATGCCCGTACCGCCTGAAATGCCGCCGGAAATGATGCCGCCGCCAGGAGAAATGCAATGAGTTGCGAACAGTTCATGGGCCACCTGTTTTTGGCGCGGGATGTAGCCCATTCGGTGCATCTGAACACCCGCAGTTTTGCCAAACACTCGGCGCTCAACGAGTTCTACGACGAGATCATCGAGCTGGCGGACAAGTTTGCCGAAGCCTACCAAGGCCGCAAGGGTCTGATTGGCCCAATCGCGCTGATGTCGGCCCGCAAGACCGGCAACATCGTGGAGTTTCTGGAAGATTCGCTGGAGCAGGTCGAGGACATGCGCTACAAGATGGTGGACAAGACCGACACGGCGCTGCAAAACATCATTGACGAGATTGTCGGGCTGTATCTGTCCACGCTCTACAAACTTAAATTTTTGGCGTAAAGGCTGGCCATGACGGTTAATCTTTCGGCGTTAGGTGGAGCGGGGCAACAGTTTTTTGATAATAGCGGTAACCCCCTTACCGGCGGCAAACTGTATTCTTACCAAGCCGGCACAACTACACCACAAACTACCTACACTACCGTTGCGGGTAATGTTGCCCACGCTAACCCGATTATTCTTGACTCTGCGGGTCGTGTGGCTACCGGTGAGATTTGGCTAACCGCTGGCAGCAACTATAAGTTTGTGCTCGCGGACAGCAATGATGTAGTGTTAGCCACTTGGGACAACATTACCGGCATAAACGGCACAGGTATTACGTCAAACGCGTCTAATATTACATATAACCCTGCTGGCGCAGGTGCTGTAGCCACAACTGTTCAAACCAAACTACGTGAGGTTGTTAGTGTCAAAGATTTTGGTGCTGTTGGGGATGGCGCAACAGATGACAGTGCTGCATTTTACGCCGCCGCTGTAGCTGGCGCTAAAGTTTATGTTCCAGCAGGTACGTATAGAGTAACAGTTTTAAATCTTCCATCAGAGACTTTTTTTTACGGGGATGGCGACGCGTCAGTTATTACGCCGTGGAACGTTTCGGCTAGAGGCGCATTGGGTTGCGATAGTGGAAGCGCAACAGCGTTTATAACTGGCTTAGTATTTACTGATCTTAAATTTCTAGGAACGGTAACAACAGATGGGTTTTCTGAGTTTGCACATCTGCTCAATCTTAATGGTGTTAAACAAGCTCGCGTTGAAAACTGTAGTTTTATAGGTTTTAGAGGTGATGGACTTTACTTTGGTAGCGGTCTAGGTGGTGGTCTTGAACGTCATAACTTTGATGTTACAGTTAAAAACTGTATTTTTGACGGAGTTAACAACGATAATAGAAATGGTTTATCAGTAATTGATGTGGATGGAATGGAAGTTGAGAATTGCGTTTTTCGTAACTGCTCTAAATCAACCATGCCGGGTTCAATCGATTTTGAACCAGACGCTGCTTACAGCGTCATTAAAAATGTGCGAGTTCTCAATAATAAATTTTCCAATACAAATGGAAAAAATGCACACCTAACTTTTTCTACGAATAACGCTACGGCGGGTGCTTTAGAAAACATTATTATTCGCGGTAATTTTTTTGAAAACACGGGTACATCTTCGTCAATATTGCTTGATTCGTTTGCCGCACCGCCAACGAATCAACAATTTATTTTAATTGAGGGAAATACCAGCATAAATCCGCTTGGTAATTTTATTCAGTGTTTAAATGGTTTTTATGATGGAATGATAATTAGCGGGAATACATCAAGACATTTGCGCGGAATATGGATGCACTACACATCAGTAGCACAAACATTTAGAAACATTCTTATTACTAACAATAATTTTTATGGTGTAGGTGCCGGAAGTTTTGGTGTGCTGATGAATGGCAACTCTTATAACATTAGCATCAAAGGCAATCAGTTTGTATTTTCAGGCGATTATCATATTCAATTTGCAAGTGCTGGCGTGTCTCAATATATTTCAATTTGCAATAATGAATTTATAGGCACCCCATCAAGCGGCGCAATTCTTCATAATAGTTCTGTTAAAAATGCTATTAGTAACATATGTCTTGATAATAGGTTTGATACTGCCCATAACTTTCAAGCGGCGCGAACCGATCTTACTGGATCAAACAATCCTGCGGGGGCTGATGAAACAACCAACCCAAACCTTTGGCCTTATGGCGTAAGTTGTGTTAGGTTATCAAATAGAACTATTGATGGTGGTAGCCAAACCGGACTTTTGTACACATACAACCAGGTTAATTTAGCCGCTGGCCCAAACGATATTTATCAAATTTTTATGCCGCAATATAGCGCGACATATAGAGATGATTTTTATTTTAGAAAAGCTACGGGGACAACTACTTGGGATTCGTGGTGGCAGGTGACGGGGGTTTAAATGATTACGCCATTAACGTCTTTTGACTTTACGACTGCTAACCTTGATTCCCGCATAACCTTTACTAGAACTACGGGCGCGTCAAACCCGGCAACGTTTGTAAATAGCAGCGGTGTTTTAGCTAGCGCGACAAACAATCAACCCCGGTTCGATTATGACCCGTCAACCCTTGTGTGCAAGGGCTTGTTGATTGAAGAGTCGCGCCAAAATAGAGTTCGTTGGTCAAATAACTTTTCCAATGCTGTTTGGAATGACGGAACGCCTAATAATGCTACCGTAGCAACGGGCCAAATATCGCCTGATGGCACAACTAATGGGGCGACTCTTACTGCTGCAACTGGCGGCGTTAATTCTATGCGAAGGCAAGCGATAACAGCTCCCGGCGCTACTACATACACAGTTTCTTTTTACGTCAAAAAAGGCACATCTACTAGTTCACGTATCCTTGTGCGTGACAACACAAACAGCATTAACTTTATCCAAACGCTTGCTTTAACTTGGAGTGGAAGCGTACCTGTGTTGGGCAGTTTGACTGGCACATGGTCGTCAGTTAACGCAGGAAATGGTTGGTACCGCGTTATTGGAAGCGGGGCCACAGGAGCAGGCGCAAGTGTTTCGATAACGGTTGGCATTTTTCCAGATAATGTTGCTGGCACTGGAACGCTTTTAGTATACGGCGCACAACTAGAAGCAGGAGCCTTCGCTACCAGTTACATCCCCACAACCACGGCGGTACTGACACGCAACCCTGATGTAGCCACTATTACCGGCACCAATTTTAGTGATTGGTGGCAGGCAGGTAGCGGTGGTGCGTTAGTTCGCGCACAACCAGGCACAGTTGATGGCACACGTCCGTGGGTGCAGTTTGACGATGGTACAGTTAACGAAATTATTGCTTTGCGTGGTAATTCAACAAACCCGGAACTTTATATTGTTGACGGAGGTTCTCCGCAAGCTCAGATCGACGCAGGTACTATCGCGGCTAATACGGCGTATAATTTGACCGGATGGTGGCAAACTAATAATTGCGCGGCGCGACTTAATTTAACTGCACCTGTTTTTGATACTTCTGCCACAATTCCTACCGTAACCCAAATGCGTATAGGCAACGACGGGGCTAACTACATGAATGGCCATTTAGCCAGTATTAGTTATTACGATACGCTTACCAGTTACATATATACTCGGCGAAAAAACAAAGTCGTTTTTTCGGTTATCTAAGGAGGTTTTATGTCGTACACTACCCCGTTTCTGCAAAACGGCGCCACGCAACTGTTTACCGCCGCCGTAACGCCGCCCACTGCGTTAAAAGTTCCGCCCAATTTTACGGTAACACCCGGCCCTCGCAATCAATTCCGTGTGGTCAATAATGGGTTGGTAACAGCTTTTTTAGGCGCCGGCCCTACCGCCGCGATTGCCGCTACTAATTCGGCGGTAGTAACCGACAAAGGCAATGCTATCCCCATAATACCCGGCGCGGTCGAAATTTTTTCGTTCCCGCCGGAGTGGTTTTTTACCGCCAGCACCGCATCCGGCACCGCTACCATTTACATTACGCCCGGCGAAGGGCTATGATTTAGGTAATAACCCTACCGGTCGGGTTGACCGGGGATTCTAAGGAATCATGGTAATGACTGAGGAAACTCAAAACTTAGCGGAAACACCTGAAGTTCAGGCTGATGTACCCGCGTCGGAACAGGCCGAGACGGCTGCGCCTGCGTCTGATAATTCTGTGCCGGAAAAGCCCGCCGAGCCATCCAAGACCTTCACACAGGAGGAACTGGACGCAATCATCGGCGAACGGCTAGCAAAAGAGAAACGCAAATGGGCCAGGCAGCAACGGCAACCGGTTGAAAAGCCGGTAAGCCAGCAGCCCCCGGCTGAACTCCCTACGGTCGATCAGTTTGAAAGCCCGGAAGCCTACGCGGAAGCGTTGGCCGAACGTAAGGCTGAACAGCTGCTAGAACAACGGGAAGCGGCCAAGCAGCAAGCTGCCATTCTGGATGCCTACCATGAGCGCGAGGAAGAAGCCCGCGATAAGTATGCTGACTTTGAACAAGTCGCCTACAACCCGCAGCTTCCAGTCACGCAAGTCATGGCTCAGACCATCCAGGCGTCAGACCTTGGGCCTGAAATTGCCTACTACCTAGGCTCCAATCCCAAGGAAGCTGAACGTATTGCCCGTCTGTCGCCTTTTTTGCAGGCTAAAGAGATCGGGAAGGTCGAGGCCAAATTGGCCAATGACCCGCCTGTTAAAAAACCGTCTAGCGCCCCCGCGCCGATCGCGCCTGTCACCCCTCGGGGTGGCCACGGGCGGACTCACGACACTACCGACCCACGCTCTATCAAGGAAATGAGCACTTCGGAGTGGATTGAGGCCGAACGTCAACGGCAGATCAAAAAGTGGGAAGCGCAACGACTCCGTTAATTTTGAAAAGGAATTGTCATGGCGAATAGCCTTCTTACCATTGACATGATTACTCGCAAGGCGCTGGAAATCCTTGAGAATAATCTGGTCATCACCC